GTAGTTCCTATTACAAATAGTACTGCTGAAGAGCCTTTAATGGCTACTTTGTTTGCAAATAAAGTAGTAGCTGCTAGAGGAGAAAGAATTTACTCTTCTGCTTCTACTACGCTAACAATTCGTATTGCCTCAAATACAGCTATGACAGGTGCTGGACAAATTACTGTTAATTCTACTTCAGGGTTTTCTTCTAGTGGCTCTCTACAGATCAACTCTGAAATCTTTACTTATACAGGTATTACCTCAAGTTCTTTTACAGGTGTTACTAGAGCTACCTCAAGCACTACTGCAGCAGCACACATAAAAAGTGATGTACTATCTGAGGCTTGGACACAAAGAGATACAGGCAGAACTAATGCTACTAAGTATCACTTTGAACGTTACAACTTTGATGGCAACGAAAAACTTATTTGTGTAGATGGGGTTAATGCTCCAGTAATATTTAACTCTTCTATGACTGCATCAGATGTTAGTGCAAGTTCAGTAGCAGGTTCTACTGTTGTAGCTGCATATAGAAATCATATGTTTTACGCAGGTAAATCTACTACACCACAAGAGATAGTTTTTAGTGAGCCTTTTGATGAAGATGGTTTTAATTCGGGAGATGGTTCAGGTAGTATTAAGGTTGACGATACAGTAGTTGCATTAAAAGTTTTTCGTAGCAGTTTGTTTATCTTTTGTGAGAATAGAATATTTAAACTTACAGGCTCAACTCTTAGTGACTTTTCGGTAGAACCAGTAACAAGAAACATTGGTTGCATTAATAGCTTTACCGTACAGGAATTTGCGGGTGACTTGATCTTCCTTGGTCCTGATGGATTACGTACTGTTGCTGCTACTGCACGTATTGGTGACACAGAGCTTGGTACAATTAGTAAAAACATTCAATCTATATTTGATGAAAATATTAGGGACGCAGGTTCTTTTGACAGCGTAGTTATACCAGATAAAACACAGTATAGAATATTCTTTAATAAGGATGGACAGTCAGAAAGTCTTTCTAGGGGGGCAGTCTGTGTCCTTAAGAAAGAAGCTTTTGAGTTTTCAACTCTACTAGGATTACAAACTACTTGTACCGACTCCTTTGTTGAAGCAGGGGATGTGATTGTACTTCATGGTGACAGTAGTGGGTTTATACAAAGACAAGAAGTAGGAAGTACTTTTGATGGTACAATTATAGCAGGCAAATATAGAAGTCCTGATATGTCTTTTGGTGACCCCGGCATACGTAAACATATGCAAAAAGTTATTATTAACTACAAGCCTGAAGGAAGTATTGACACAGATTTATTTGTAAGATATGATAACGAAAATAGAGACTCTTCAAGGCCAGCGGTATACCCTTTTGACACATCTAATTTAGCAGCATCCTATGGTACTGCAGAATATAGTACAACTTCTAGTACAACTCAATTTGCTTATGGAGGTGGTCAAGAACCTCTTGATAGGCAGTCAGTAGAAGGTTCAGGTTTTTCTGTTGTTTTAAGGGTAGAAGATGACGGGCAAAGCAATCCTTACTCCCTTAAGGGATTTCAGCTAGAGTATCAATTAGGAGCAAGACGTTAGATGGGCGCTACATACACAAGACAATCAACATACGCAGATGGAGATACCATTACAGCGGATCATACTAATGATGAATTTGACCAGCTTCTAGCCGCTTTTGCTGCAAGCACTGGGCATACGCATGATGGTACTACTGCAGAGGGTGGCCCTATTACTAAGCTGCTTGGTACTTCCCTTACGTTGGGTAATGGTGCTTCAGGCACAGACATTACAGTAACCTTTGATGGCGAAAGTAATGATGGTGTATTAAAGTGGATGGAAGATGAGGACTACTTTGAGTTCTCTGATGACATACTTATTGCTACTACAGAGAAGATACAGTTTCGTGATGCTGCTATCTTTATTAACTCTAGTGTAAATGGTCAACTAGACATTGTAGCCGACACAGAGATACAGATTGCTGCTACTACTATTGATATGAATGGTGCTGCTGACATCTCAGGTAACTTAGCTGTAGGTGGTAATCTTACGGTAGCAGGTAATGCAACAGTAACAGGTACTACTACCTTTAATGGCGGTACTCTTACTCTTGGTGATGCAGCTAGTGATAATGTTGTGTTTGGCGCTGACGTAAACTCAAGTATTATTCCTAACACAGACAGTACATTTGACTTAGGCTCTGCAAGTCAAGAGTGGCGTGATATTTACATAGACGGTACAGCACACTTAGATGCTATTAATTTTAATGGTACAGCTATATCCTCCACTGCTGCTGAACTTAATCTTCTAGATGGCGTAACTGCTACAACAGCAGAACTTAATTTAATTGACGGAGTAACTGCTACAACAGCAGAGCTTAACATTTTAGATGGTGTTACCTCTACTGCAGCAGAGTTAAATCTACTTGATGGTGTAACATCTACCACAGCTGAGTTAAACATTCTTGACGGTGTTACAAGCACTGCAGCAGAACTAAATATTCTTGACGTAAGTAATAGTACAATAGGCGATCTATCTGAGATAAGTACTGCAGCTAATGATGATGTAATCATAGTCCTTGATACTTCGGGCGGTGGAATTAAAAAGATTACTAGGAGTACTTTCCTTGCTGGCTCTGGTTCAAGCTCAGATATAGCTAACGTTGTAGAAGATACAAGCCCACAACTAGGTGGAAACCTAGACATGAATGGTGCTGACATTGTTACAACTTCTAATGCTACACTTGACTTAGCACCTAATGGCACAGGTACAGTAGTTGTACGAGGCAATACTAACTCAGCCGCTATTGTATTTAACTGTGAAAGCAACAGCCACGGTCAAAAAGTATTTGGTCAACCACACTCAGCTTCTGTAACCAATACTCTTATGCTGCCTGCTGGTGCTAACTCAACTCTATTGTCACGGGTATCTATTGACACACTAACAAACAAAACTTTAACATCCCCTAAGATTAACGAGGATGTAGTGGTAACTTCAACATCTACAGAAATAAACCTTCTTGATGGTGTTACTAGTACAACAGCAGAGCTTAACATATTAGACGGAGTTACTAGTACTGCTGCTGAGTTGAATATACTTGATGGTGTAACCAGTACGGCTGCAGAACTTAATATCTTAGACGGAGTTACTAGTACAGCTACAGAACTAAACTTGTTGGATGGTGTTACTTCTACTACAGCAGAGTTAAATATCTTAGATGGGGTTACATCAACAGCAGCAGAGCTTAACCTAGTTGATGGTCTGGTGGGCATTGTTGCAAAGACAAGTGCCACAGGTTCAGCCCTGCTGCCCACAGGTAATACAGCCCAGCGAGATGGCTCACCAACTACAGGTGCATTTCGTTTTAACTCTACCCTAACTGCATTTGAGGGCTACAATGGTTCCGCATGGGGTTCAGTAGGCGGTGGTGCAACTGGTGGTGTCGGAAATGAGATGTTCTACGAAAACGACCAGATAGCAGACGCAAGTTATACAATCCCTGCTAATAGAAACGCAATGACTACGGGACCAATAACTATTGCGGATGGTGTTACGATAACAGTTAGTGACGGTTCAAGATTGGTGGTAATATAATATGACAATACTATTAGATGGTACAAACGGTGTAACAACAGCGGGTATAACTCTGGGGTCAACTGCCATTGCTTCAACAGGTGATGAGATTAACATCCTAGACGGGGTAACTAGCACAGCCGCTGAATTAAACCTTCTTGACGGGGTTACATCAACTACAGCAGAGCTTAACATATTAGATGGTGTAACTAGTACAGCAGCAGAGCTTAATATTTTGGACGGTGTAACCTCCACAGCCGCAGAACTTAACATCATGGATGGGGTCACAGCTACTGCTGCTGAAATAAATCTAATAGACGGCGGAACTGCTAGAGGCACTACAGCCCTAGCTGATGGCGATGGCATACTTATTAATGACGCTGGTACAATGAGAATGTCTACTGTCCAAACTGTTAAAACATACATGACCGATGGTGTTGGTACTAGTACAGCCTTTGGTGCGATTGGGACTTACTGTATTTGCCATAACACAGCCCTACCAGCGGCGAAAATGTATCACCCAAACAGAACAACTGCTGGTAGCAATTTACAAATGAGAATAATTGATAGTGTTGCGGGCATCAACACCGACAATGCAGCAGATTTTTCCGCTGGTTCCAATACCACTAGCAGTGCACACAGCAATGGTGATTTGCCAAGTGGTTTTATAAATACTGGCGCACTTTCAGGAACATGGCGGCAAATGTCTCCAGATGCGTATCCAGAAACTAATAAAAGAACAGGCGCAGCCCTTTATGTGAGGATATCATAATGAATATTTCAATCACACAAGTACGCAATGCGGCATCACTACAAGCAGACAATGCTCGTATAGACGTAGAGATTAACCACCCACAACACGGTTGGATACCTTACACCGTAGACCCTGCTGACCCTGATACCACCATCGACAACGATGCAGTTATGGCGCTTATTGGTACAGACTTTGATTCTTACGTTGCTCCTACCGTCGCAGAAATAGCTACAGATTTAGCAATAACTGAACGATCTAAACGGGATGGTTTACTGCAATCAGAAGTAGACCCTATTGCAGGTAATGCACTTC